CGTGCGTTGCTGCTCGAACCACGCCGAAGCCTTCGCGAGCATGTCCTGCACGAATCACCTCCACGGCCAGCAGGGCCGGGGGCGGGCGGCGTTTTTCGCTGCCTCGCCCCCCGGCCCGATCAGCTTCAGACCTTCATCAGCTTCACGTCGACCGTCGCATCGCGCGCGCCGGCCGCAGCCACCGAGTAGCCGGCGAGCACGTTGCTGCCCACCGTGGTCGTGAAGACGCTGTTGGTCGCGTCCCAGTATACCTTCGCGTAGGCCGACACGGCCTGGTTCGTGGTCTTGGCGTGGCGGACCACACCGTCGACCACGAGCGACCCGCGCTCGTTGGCCGCGAGGGCCACGGGCACGACGCCCACGCCCACCGTCCCCATCACGACCACAGTACCGGCCGCCACCGCAGCGGTCGGGGTGTAGTCGATCGTCTCGCCCTCCTGCACAAACGTCGCCATCTTCGTCTCGCTTTCTTGGTTCTTGGTTGGGTTCGTAGTTCGTCACCCCGGGGCCGGGCTTGGGCTCCCGGCCCCGGGCACGATTTGCACTGTCACGCCGATCAGGCCGTGGCCATCCGGTAGCAGCTCTTCGGCTCGCCCTTGGCGACACCGAAATCAAAGTAACCGCGCACCTGGATGCCCAACGTGTCGAAGTCGGCCTCGGCCTGCTCGACCACCGGGTTGCGGTTGCCGTTCAGGAAGAGAACTTCCATGGCGTTGAGGTCACCCGGGTTGGCCACCAGCCACCACGTCGTGGCCGACGTGAGGTAGGCGGACGACACGACCTGATACCGACCCGCCAGCACGTTTGTGCTGGGGGTGACACCGCTGGCACCGTGAACCAGGGCGGAGCCCATGGCCTCGGCACCGGCGATCTCGAGCTCCGGCGGGAGGAGCAGCATCGCGGGGGCGACCCCCAGCGGGTTGCCGTCCGCGTCGGTGAGCTTCCGGTAGGCCGCCACCGCTGCCTTCAAACTGGTCAGGCTGAAGGCGTTGCCCGCCCCGGCCGTGGCCCGCTCGAAGTAGGTGGCGTTGTTCGCAGCGAACTCCGCCCAGAAGTTGGTGTTGAACCGGAGGGCAGCACCGCGGCCGAGCCGCTGCGGCACCACGGTCAGAGCACCGAGGTCGTCGTTGATGATGTCGCGACGGGTGATCGACGAGATCCGCCCGTAGGACTTGGCACCGAACGAGCGAGCCTCATCGGACGCTTCGGCGGACTTCAGTTCGCCGGCAGCACCAACCTCTTCGAACACGAACCCGCCGTTCACCCGGATCCCGGTCACGGCCTTGAAGTCGGACACGGGGCGGATCATCGAGATCCGATCCCACACCGACTCGACGGCGTTGTAGCCGTTGAGCAGGAACTTCCCGTAGGCCGTGCCGGTCACGTTGGCGATCGAGTGCGTGGCGAACGCGGCCCGCAGCACCTGACGGAGGTTGCCGTCGGTGACGCGGTACACGTCGCCCTCATACCCGTTCGCCTTCGCGGCCCGAAGCAGCATCTCCTGAACGCCGATGTTCCGCCGCTTGTGGGCGGCCTCCAGCACCGGCTCGGAAAACTGCTTCTCCACGTCGGGCAGGTTGCCGGCGAGGCAGATAGACGCCAGCAGCGTCTTGTCGTCCTCGGCCGGCTTCGCCACGACGTGGACCGCCGGGGCTGCCGGGCGGTCAGCCCGGATGCCGGCGAGCAGCTCGGCCTTCAGTTCGGCCTTCAGCTGCTTGACCACGTCGGCGTAGTCCACGCCGGGAGCCTTCGGCTCGGTGGCCTTGACGGTCTCGGGAGCCACGGCGACAGTCGCCGCGTCTTCCGCCTGGGCCTTGATCGGCTCGGCGGGCGTCTGGTTGGCGTCGTGCGCCATGGGCAAACCCTCATTCGCTTCCGCAGCGATCGCGGCCGATGTAGCGGCATCGGCACCGAACAAAACGATTGACACCTCGCGGAGCGTGGACGCCCTCACGACGCTGATCGGTCCACTGAACTGGCGGCCGTTCACCTCGACCGACTCGCCGGCGGCGATGTTCTCGATCCGGCCGACATCGGCCCCGATCGACGCCTGGAACTTCCAGCCCTTGCGGGCGAGGTTCATGGCCTTCACGACATCCGGCCCGTCGCCGATGACCTCGCCGGCCACCGTCAGGTCCGTGCCGCTGTTCTGCACGTCCGCGGCTTGGCCGACGGCGTTGTCGAGGTCGTACTTGTGATTCAGCATCACGGCCACGACCTGGCTGGTCGTGTCCATGCCCGCGAGATCCACGACCAGCGGCGTGCGGCTCCACGCCTGCCGGATGGCCCGGCCGGTGTAGCCCACGAGCGAGAACTTCGGGTTGCCGCCGCTGGTGCCGTCCGCCAGGAGCGGGGCGTCGATCAGCGTGGCCTCTCCGGTGATTCGCAGCTTCTGGCTCATGCGTCGGCTCCCTGGGGCTGGTCGGTCGGGGCGTCGGCCGGCGGGGCGGCATCCGCCGGCGTCAGGTCGATGCCCAACTCATCCGCGTATGCCTGCTCGGCTGCGATCTGTCGAAACACCTGCCGCCAGTCCTTGCCACGGCGGGCACAGGCTTCGGCCCGGCTGACAGTCTTTGCGTCGAGGCCCACCGTCTCGGCGTCGGCTTCCTTGAGCGGGTCGATGTGCTCGAACCCATCCCACCGCCAGCGCCACGTCCACTGATCGCGCGGCGGCAGTCCGTCGGGGATGGCCCCGTCGACGAACGTGGCTTCCTCGATCCACTTCTCCAGCAGCGGATCGAGCACCACCCGCTCGATCTCCGACCGCTCGGCGGCCATGTGCTTGCGGTAGACGAGGTAGTCGCCCCGCATGGTCGAGTAGTTCGCCCCCGTGGCGTCCATCACCGCCACGATGTACGGCATGTTCAGGCAGCGGCTGATCTGCATGAGCATCCGCCGCTCGAAGGCGTCGAAGGTGCTCGTGGGCTGCTCGGCCTTCATCTGGCCGGCGGTCCATCCCTCGGGGGCGGCCAAGGCCATGCCCCGCACGAGCGGCAGCGTCTCCGCGAGCGGCAACTGGGCCGCGGCCCCGGAGGCCGGCATCGTGGTCTGGAGGATCACCGCCAGGTCGGCGGCCGTCTCGGCCGCGGTGACCACGGCGTACTGATACCGCCGCAGCATGGCGAACAGCTCGAGGGCCGGCACCACCTCGCCGCATCCGCGACTCTGGCCGGCCCGCGTGGCGTGGTAGTAGTGATGGACCTTGTCGGCTGCGACCCACCGCCCGCCGATGTCGACACCCCAGTGCATCGAGCCCGGGTGGTAGTTCAGCAGGTAGTACGCCGCGGGGTTTCCGTCGGCGTCGTAGCGGATGCCGTCCACCGCGCCCCGCAAGTCCCACCGGGCCAGTTCGTCGGCGATCATCTCGGGCTCGACAAGCCGGAGGTCGAGCTGCACGCCGCGGAGCTTGCGGTTCGTGGTCTGGATGGCGAACGTGTCGCCGTCGACAGCCTTGCCGATCCGCAGCGTCCGCAGCTTGCGGGCCAGGTCGATCCGCTGGTGCCACTCGTAGACGTTGTCCTCGACCCGGGCGACCGCCTCCTGGCTGGCGTCGGGGCCGCAGTCCAGGAGCAGCGTCGGGCCGGTGCCGACGGCGTCGGTGGCCAGGGTGTTGACCATGCCGGCGAGGTAGCCGTTGTTGGCCGCCTCGTAGCGGGCGCGAGCCCGGAGCGTGCGGCGGATCGCGGGCGTCAGCCCGGCGTCGGCCGAGTGGTAGTCCACCATGCCCCAGTGCTGCTTGTTGAGCGGCGTGGTCTGGGCGGCGTCGTACCGGGCACGGACCATCTGGGTGATGGCGGTCCGCTGCCGCTCGATGGTCGCCGCCATCCGGGCCTTGTCCGCGCCGAACAGGTTGCCGAGAAGGCCCATCAGCCGCCGGCCCCCGGGGACTCGATGCGGGCCATCCGCAGGCTCGCGAACGGCGAAGCCGCCGCGGCCCGGTTGCGGATCACGAAGTCGGCGGCCGCCACCTGCCGGTCGAGCTCGTGCTGCTCCACCTCACCGGCGTCGGTGCGGGCACGACGCGGCTGAGCGAGGTTCGCGGCGACGGAATCGACTACGTCTTCGTTGGCCACGCTGGCACTCCGGTGGGCGTGTTTCGCCCTACCATCACTGTACCGGCGTGCAGTGGTGTCACAGGAACTCGATGCCGATCATGGCGTCGGCCTCGGCGTCTTCGGCGGCGAAGTCGATCTCTTCGTCCATGGCGGCTGCTCCTGCGGCACCGCCATTTTCCGCCTCGCCCTACCTGTCGTTTTCCCGGTGATAACGCACGGTCAGCAGCGTCCCCAGGAAAGCCCCGGAGGCCAGCGGGATGAGGTAGATCGGGTTCTTCGAGTAGGTGATGACCCCGTATGCCAGGAGCGAATACAGAGCGGCCGATATGACGGCCGCCCGCATGGCCTGCCGTCGCTCCACGCAGATGATGTAGAGGGCGTAGAGGATGTCGACGGCGACGTAGGTCACGAAGATCACGGCGGCGGTGACGGGGGAGAACTCAGTCATCCAAGCCGCTCCAGCAGGCCGCGCAGCGTGGCGTTGGTGTCGGTCACGTTATCCATCAGATAATCAACAAAACCGCCTGGACGTTGCGAATACCGCGACAGAAAAGGCGCGTTATGCAGTTCCGTAGAATCACTGGTTCTCGTCACTCACCAAAACTCTCAACCAACTTTCGCACGTTCCGCATCAGCACTTCCGCCGACTCACGCTTCGGGCAGCGGATGAAGATTCCGCAGTCTTCGGCGTCTTTTGCCATTGTGCCGATAGCGTGGCCCTCCTTTAGCGGTCGCATCAGGATGCCAGCCGCCCCAGTTTCATCTCGAGTGAACGCAATCCCGACCAACCCGTCGCCCAGCGGGACGGTGATGAAGGCCGGACGAGAACCACGCGATGGAGCAGACGGCTCTTTACGTCCTGCGGTGTGGTCAGTCATGGGTTCGCCGCTGCTCATCTTTGGCGTTCTGTGTCATCTCATCCGCTTCAGCAGGCCGCGCAGGGTGGCGTCTACGCGATACGGGCCTCCCGTTCCGACATAATACGCCACCGCCTCCCGTTCCTCGTCGGTGAGTGTTGCGTCCATCGTCACAGTGACCACCCTGTCGCACGCCGACAAAGTGGCGTCCTGCTCGGCGAGGCGGACGATGGCTTCTCGCAACCTAGCGTTTTCTGCGTGCGCAACAACGAGAGCGTGGTACATCTCCGCAAGCGTGTGCGACACTTGGGGGGTACTTGCGGGGTACTTGGGGGACACTTGCGGGGTACTTGCGGGGTGCGCCACAGAACCAGCCGATGCAGGAGACATCGCTGCGTCATCCTGCGGTGTAGTTTCGTCACTCATGCGATGCTCCTGATCTCGCGTGTTCTGTTTTTACTTCATCCGCTCCAACAGGCCGCGTAGCGTGGCGGCACGCTGTGTGTGCTGATGGGCGTCGGCCTCCATCGCGGCGGTCTCCACCGCGTCGCGCTCCTCTGGCGTGAGCGTAGCGTCCATCGTCACAGTCACGTTGCCGTCCTGCACCGACAGAGTGGCGTCCTGCTGCGCGAGGCGGCGGATGGCCTCTTTCAGTTGTTCATTCTCCGTCCGCAAATCGTAGACCTCCTGCGGCGTCCAGTCGACATCGCAGCCGCACTCCGATTCATCGTATGCGGCACATTTGCAGCCTTTGCCGTCAGCCATTTCGTCTCTCCATACCGGCTGTAGCGTCGTCGATTCGCGAACTGCGGACAACATTCTACGCCACCGTCAACGCGCAGAAATGGCATTTCTACGTCGGCGCGCCTGTCTCTTAGTGGAAGACAGAACTACCCCGTCAGCCACGCCAGCCACACCCACCGAGCCAGCCACACGCCGCAGACGCCGCCAGACAGGGCAGCGACGAATACCCCGATCAGCAGCAGCGCGGCGTAGGCATCACTGCTCATGTGATCGCCCACTTGGCCATTAGGTAGCTCTGGATTGACGCTCTATCATTCGCACTAAGCGTCCCGGAATAAAACAGCACCTCGTAGGCATGGCCGTCCGCATAGGAGTTGCCGCCGTGATTGACGCTGAACAGGGCTGACGCCCCGCGGCCGAACGTAGTCGAAAACCCTTTGCCTGCCGACCCAAGCGAGGTGGTGTTTCGATACATAGTTCCATCCGCGCTGTCGAAAACCCACGTCAGCACTTGCGGCCCCGTCGTTGCTGCGGCAATCGGCCTTGGGCTGCCTGCCCAACTAAACCAACCAGTGTTGTTTGAGGATTGGCCGAATGCGCTTGTCTGGCTGAGTTGGACCCATTGAAAATTTGCAGAATTTTCCGAACCGAAAACAATTCGCACGTCAGTCGTCGCGGTGGCTGGGCTGAACGCTATAAAAAAGTTCCACTCCGCCTCTATGGTGAAATTTGGAAGCGATAGCGAACTGTTATTCAGCGCAATCGCGTCCAGGCCGTTGCGAAAAGCTGCTTTTCTGGTCGGCTGCCGCGACGAAGAGCCCTGCGTTGCGTGACGCCCGTTTCCGCTCTTGTCCTGCCAGCGTGCGACCGGCCCGTCCGCAGCGACAAGCGAGCCGCCCGACGTGGCGTCGTACAGAGTCGAAGCGTCGGAAGCGTCGAACCACATCTGAAGCCCCGCGATTGATGTCGGCGAAAACGCACCGGCTGTCACAGCCGCGCTCACTGCGTAGTCCCCGACCGTGTGATTCACCGCCGCCACGCGAAACGTGTATGCGGTTCCGTTGGTCAGGCCGGTGACGGTGCGGGAGGTGGAGGTGGATGGCATTACTGCGGCTCCGTGTTAGCGAGAATCCACGTCACGCCGCCATCGGCCGAATATTCAACGCGGTAGTCCGTCAGCGTCCCGTGCGTTGTCGCCGGAGCCGTCCACGTCAGGGCGACCTGTGCGTTACCAGCCGTCGCCGCGAGATTCGTCGGAGCGGCGGGACCGCGAGGCCACTGGCCAGCGGCCTTGAGGTCAGGCACCTCGTCCATGCCGAAAACGCCGCTGGTGGACGTGGTTGTCCAACTAGGCTTGGCTCCGCGATATCCACCGCGTCGTCGGCTCATTGTCTATGACCCTCTTGTGGTGATGTAGCGTCAGGTGATCTTCTCGTAAGAAACCACCGCCTCGATGTCATTCGCCGCCGACGCCGTCAGACGCAGGGTGTGCCCCTCTTCGAGGTAGACGGGTCGACCGGACACGATCTCGACCGTTGCATCGGCGGGGACGGACACCGTCTTGCAGATGTGGTAGGCATTGGTGCCGTCGGTGATGTCGGCCGTCACGTCGGCGGCCGAGGTGCCGTCGACGTTGGCGGCGTAGAGGCTCACGATCCGGTACGTCGCCCCGCTGGCCGCGGCGTTTGCGACGACCGTCGTCGCCGACGTGCCGACGGCAGCGCGGGCCAGAAGACCCTCGACCTTCGTGGGGCTGTTGAGATTCGGGGCTGGCATAATCAGTTACTCCAGTGCCACTTAATGTCGAGGCTTGCCGCCCACAGGGATACGCCTGCGGCCTGGGCGGGGGCGGCCGGCAGCGGCTTGGTCACAGCGATTCCGCCGGCCGTCGTGGCCGGCGAGCCGGGATGGACGACGACGACGGGCATCAGTGGGCCTGCACGCTGACGGTAGACGAGGCCCCCGAGGCCGCGATGGCATAGACGCCGGCGTCAAACAACTCTTTCTGGGCGTCCTGGTCGCACACGATCGACGTGCCGGCCGGCAGCGGGATGCCGTTCGAGGTGGTCACGGCGTCGCCGCCAGGCACGAGCTTGATATAGACGGTGTTTGGCCCGACGTTGCCGACGGCGACGAACGAGTACGCCTTGCCAGACGGTGGCGGCAGCACCTGGACGGCAGACGTTCCGACGGTCGAGGACGAGATCATGGGCGTGCTCCGGGTATATCTTGATTGTAGCGTTCTGTAGCCTACAAGGTCGCGACAATCCCCTGCTCTGCGCCGGCCTTGGCGATATACCCCATGAGGGATTCGATAGCCGTGGCGAGGTCGAGGTCTGTTTGCGCTTTTTGCAGGATGTCTTCTACTTCGAGCTTCTGCGATTCTTGCTCGACGTGAACACCCCCTTGCTCGTCCACGGCGAAGCGGCGCAGGCGAACGCGAGCCACGGCGTCTCCGGAGGGGGTTGGAGCCGAGATCTCAATCGCCTCGACCCAGATCCGGTCGAACGTGCGGGCGGGGACAGAAAGAGGCTCGGCTGCCATCAGAAGTGGGAGTTGCATAGCGTTACCATGTGGAGTGTGGGATTCTGCGCCAAGTGTTCGTTGCGACTGCGATATACAGATAGTTTGCGTCCCAGCAAATGTCGCCCGTGTTGCCGGTGGCGGATGAGGATGCCGGTGTCCTTGCGGTGCGGAGCCGCACGGTATTTGAGCTTACGTCCAAAACTGCTGTCGGCGACGGACCTCCGAGGGAAAGCCGCGCACCAGTCGTAATAATTGTTCCGTCCGATCTTATGCTCAGACGAGCTGTGCCGTTTGTTTCAAAATGCACATCATGGCCCGTTGTTGTGCCAATCCTCCATGCACCAAACACGGCGTCGCACGATATTTGAAACTGCATCGTCGCATTCGCCGCATAGTCAACGCCGCTTGCAGTAAACGCTTTCACCACATCGTCTGCGGCCACCACAGTGCAGTTTGCGGCAAAAGCGGAGTATGTTGGGCCGGTGGCGGCCGAAGTGACAGAGTCCGACACTCCGGCCGCGCCAAAACCAACGCTTGATCCTATCCCAATGGCCCCCCTTGCGCCAGACTGGGTCGTCTGTCCGATTATCGCGCGGCCAACCGAAGTGCAGGTGATCTCCTCAACGCTGCCAGCGCCAGCAGACACCCTGCCTAGCACGCGGTCCGAAGCGGATACGTCCTGGAGCTTTGCGTATGTAACGGCCCCGCTGTCGATCGTCCAGGTCGCCCCTCCACCGCTGACGGTGATGTCTCCCTTGTCGCCGTCAGAGACGCCACCGCCGCCGCCCGCTGGCGTGACCCACGCCCCATCGCCCCGAAGAAACGTCGTGCTGTCGGCCGGTCCGCTCCCTAGCCTCGCCGTGGCAATGGTTCCGCTGGTGATGTCGGAGGCGGCGTGTGTGTGGCTGGCTGCGGCCGCGCCGATGTCGGCGGCCGTTAGGGCGTCGCTGCCACCCGTAGCGTGACTGCCCTTGTGTGATGTCGGAGTCCTGGAGTCCGATAACCTCGCATCGCTCGTGAGGACGACGTTGCCAGAGAGCCGTGCGTCGGCCAGCGTGCCGGCGGCAAGGTCGGTAGCCGAACCGCTTGTGGCGACTGCGGCAAGGGCGGGCGTCCCGGTGATCGACGAGTAGGGGAGGCTCGTCACCGGGGCGGCCACCGAGATTGCCCCGGTGCCGTCGATCGTGACGTTATCGCCTGCCTTCACCCCGCCAAGGACGCTGGTGGTAGCCACGGGCAGGGTGTAGGCCGCGATCGTCACGCTGCCTGTCTGCCCGTTCACAGACTGCACTGGCGATGCCGCCGACGCAGCGGCTGCGAAGTCGCTGATGGTCGACGCCAACTGGGTGCCGGTGTGGTTCGACCTCTGGACGGCATGGGATTGAACCGCCGCATCCGCCGCCGCCTGTGCCGTCGACACGGGCTTCGAGGCGTCAGAGGTGTCGTCGACGCTGCCCAGCCCTACGTCGGCCTTCACGAGCGACACGGTTCCTGTCCTGCCGGCAACCGACTGGACGGGTGCGGCGGCCACGGCGGCAGCGGCAAGGTCGCTGATCTGGCTGGCCGTATGCGTGTGCGATGTCGGCGTTCTGGCATCCGACAGCCTCGCATCGCTCGTGAGAACGACGTTGCCGGAGAGCCGAGCATCGGCCAGCGTGCCCTTCGTCAGCAGGCTGGCGTCGACCGTGGGCGGTGCGGCGGCCACGACGGCAGCGGCAAAGTCGCTGATCTGTGACGACGCGAGTGTCAGCGGGTCGCTGCCTCCGGCGGCGTGCGATGCAGCGTGTGCGGCAGCTACGCCCGCCGGCCCCGTCGCTCCAGCCGGCCCGACGCCACCGCTGGCTGACGCTGAGACGACCTGCGAAGAGACGCCCGCCGAAACCGCACCAGATTGGGAGACAGTTGCCGCGATCAGCGAGGATGTGACGCTCGCCGAAATGCTCACGCCGTCACCTCCACCATGCCAGAGAGTGCCGTTCTTTTGACGTCGCCGGGAGCGACCCATTCCAGCCGCCAGGTGTACGTCCCGGCCGAGAGGGCCGCCGTCTGTGTTTCGGTCAGCGCTAGGCCGACGACCCCGGCCGCGGCGTCTGAGAGCGTCGTCGTGATCGCCGTCACCGTCTGGCCCGTCACCGCGCTGACGATATGGCTTGTGACCGTGTACCCGGTTAGGTCGGTCGAGAAATCGACCGTGGCCCCCAACTCGTCGGATCGCCGAAACGCCAGCCCCAGCGTGCCGGGGAGTTGCGTGTACGTCGGCATCAGTTCACCTGTTCTTCGACCGACACCGTGGGGTACTTGGTCGTCTGCGGCTGGAGGGCGTAGAGCAGCTTGGTCTGCTCCTGGATCGCCTTGCCGATTTCCTTCTGCGTGTCGGTGATCCCTCGAAGCGTCTCGCGGTGGCTCTCAATCAGCGGCAGCACGACGTCCTGCCGGACGAAGTAGGCAAGGGCCAGCGCGGCCAAGCCGGGGAATCCCCAGCGTTCCAGCACTGATTTCGTAAGGTCGCTCATGCCGCCGTCCGTGGCCTGCCGATTCCTACATTATATGGGCCGGTAGCCTCTGGAGGGCGGCATTCACATGCTCGGCGAGGTCGGCCAGCGTGCCGTTGTTGTCGATGACGGCGTCGACGAGGTATTCGGGGATTCCGGCCTCGCTGGAGTGCTTCGCAGCCTCCGGAGACAGGCACGTCGTTCGTCGCTCGATCCTCCAGATCACGTTGCCTTCGCTGGCCTGCTTGATGGCGACGGCCTCGTTCTCGAACCGGCAGTCCGTGATCGCGACGCCGCCTCGGCCCCGGAGGTACTCGTGAGCCTTGGCCGCCTGCCGCATGGCGATCTCGATCCACAGGTCATCCCTGACCATCTGACGCCCCCACTCTGTACCCATGGTCTGGAGTAGCTGCCGGGGCGACTTCCCGATCCAGTCGATCGTCGTCTCCTTGAGCCGCCGATCCCGCAGACTGTCGACTGACAGGCCAGTCACCGCCGAAACTGCCCGGTACAGCGGGTCGGCGAAGCCGAAGTGGACGAAGCCGTGCTTGGCTCTCAGGATCTCGGCAACGGCGTTCTTCCCGGCCCCGGCGGCCCCGCAAAGTCCAATCAGCATCGAATCGTCTCCCCGTTGAACAAAATCGACTCCCCTACAGACTCCGTCAGAAACCGCATCTTGACGTGGGCGGCATCGAGCATGACGTAGGCCAGTTCGAGCCGGCTCGACCACCGCTCAGGAGTGGCGTTTCGCAGCGACAGAAGCCCGACGACTTCCTTGATGCCGCTGGAGATGATCGCCCTGGCGCAGTCTGGGCAGGCAAACCACGGGGCGTACATCGTCGCGCCGGCCGTCGGGACGCCGCAGGCGGCGGCCTTGTAGATTGCCGCCCGTTCGGCGTGCTCCATGATGTCGTGCTTCTCGCCAGTGACCAGCGACGGCATGAAGTTAGTCCCGTAGACCAGCCGGCGGCCGGTGGCGATGACTGCCCCGACCTTCGTGTGGCTGTCGTGGCTGTGCCGGCTTGCGTACCGGATGGCCTCGGCCAGATAGTGGAGTTCGTCAGTCACCGTCGATCTCGTAGGGGATGTCGCGGACGTCCAGCCATGGCGGCGGCGAGTAGCGGCCGTTTTCCATGTGCGCGATGCGGTACTGGAGGCGTTCGATCTCTTCTAGGGCGCGGCCCAGAGAGGCGGCCAGCGTGCCGCTGGTGCCGGTCCAGCAGTTGGACGGGCCGGCGCGGTTGACCAGTTCCCATGCCCTGTTGATTTCGTCGCTGGTCATGGCCTCACTCCTGCGACGTGCATGGCAACCAAGCCGCCATCGGGGTCGTAGAGAAACGACTCCATGGCCTGCCGGGAGCCTATGAACCCCATCTGGCTGTGCCATTCATCCGGCGGGCAGATGGCCGGTGCCGTCCTGACGACAACGCCGTCGAGCGTCTCAATCGGCCTCTGCCACTCGGCGGCCTGTGAATGAAAGTGGCCGGTGTGTATCTCGCGGTACGGGCAGCGGCTCCACTCGGCCGCCGCCTCCAGGGCCATGATCTGTGGTAGCTTTCGCTTTGCCCTGTGGCCGTGCGCGAAGCCCACGAGGTTTTTGCCGCAGGAAAGATATTTTCTTCCCGTGAATCGCCCGTCGACAGCCACTCGCCGGTCGTTGCGAAACCGTTCCTGCATGATGCGCTGAAACGACCACGTCGTCGCCTCGTCGTGGTTGCCGTTGATGATGATGACGTCGGTCTGGCACGTCTTGGCCGACCGCTCGACAACGCCCAGCATTGTGTCGCAGCCGACCTCGATCATCTTTTGAATGCGGCCGTCGCGGTCCAGGGCCGTGCCGCTGGTCGTCGTGCCGTGCGGAGAGTCGTAGTGAAAGATGTCGCCCAAAAACGCGATCGTGCGGCGGTCGGGAGATCCGGTCACGCTGAGAAGCTGGTCGGCCGCCGCATTGATGGCCCGCGATGCGATCTCGACGTCGTAGTCAGAGTCGCCGGTGGACTTCTGCCAGGAATATTTGCCAATGTGACTGTCGGCGATGACGAGGATATTCCACAACCCGCTTTTCGGCTTGTGCCGCTTGATCGCCGGCCTGCGAATCTCTTTTTTCGCCGCTTCGATCATGGCTGCGACAGCGTCGATCACCGTCGGCCCAGCCTTGGGTTTCAGCCTGACGAAGACGCGGTGAAGCTCCGTGATCGACGCCTCGCCGTTGGCGTCGGCCGTGGCGACCTCCCATTTGGTAGCCTCGGAGGCACTGACTTCGTATTTGGTGAGGTCGGCCTCAATGTGCTTGAGGAGGTCGTCGACGGTCTTGATCCGCCTGGACGTCGAGCGGGCTTCGAGCAGGTCGCCTTCGCGCTTCTGCGTTACCTGCTCGGCGTCGGCCGCCGGCGACGGCGACGGCATCTTGGCCTGCACGCTCTGGATCAGCGACGGTTGAGCCATGTGATGACCCCCTGGACTCCGGCGACCTCCCAGCCACGCTCCGTCGCCGCGGCGATGATCGCCTTGGCGTAAGGGTTCTTCTTGTGGATCGTCGGATTGAAGGCGAGCTTTACGGCCTCCAGTTCGGCCTGCGCGTCGGCCGGCAGCCGGTCGAACCACGTCTTGAACCCCGGCCTGCTGGCGACGGCCCGCGAGAGCACGTCGTCGAGCAGCGAAGGTTTCTTCGCCGCCATCTAGTCCTCCTTGATGCGGTATCCCAAGGCCCAGAGAATCCGTGCGATGTCGGCGCCGGCCTGAGTGATCGTCTCCTCGCTCATCTGGGGGAACGAGGCGTGGAGGGCCTCGTGAATCTCCGTCTCCAGCCGGCTGCGGTTCTTGAGCCGCGAGTCGATGAGGATCTTCCGTTCCAGGAGCGGGTTCTTGACGTCCGGCAGGTAGGCCCACCCGGCGGCCTGACCACGCAGCCGCGTATACCGCCACAGCCAGCGCAGCCCGTTGACGGTGAAGTGGTGGTCACTCGGCATGGGCATATTGTCACCCTGTAGCCTAGCCAAGTCAATGAAGAAAACCGCCTGATAAACTAGGCGATCTCTTCGTAGCAGGCGACGATGTGGAGGCTTCCTGTGGCCGAGGCGAACGCCTCCAGCGTGTCGCCCTCCTCCAGGTAGACCGGCCCGCCTCGGTCCACTACCACCAGCGTTGCGTCGGCCGGCACGCTGACGGTGCTGGCAATGGCGTGCGTCGTGCCCGAGACGTTCAGTCGGCAGGTCACGTCGACGGCGTTGGTCCCCTGGATGTTCGCGGCGTAGAGGGACGACACCTTGACGGCCTTATTCGAGTCGCAGGTGACGATCGTGATCGCCGCCGTGCCGACGGTCGAGCCGACGTTCTTCAGCGTGATCGTAGTAGGGGAGACGATGTTGGGGGCGGTCATGGTTTCCTCATCCGAACAGGTAGGACATTGCGATGCCGCCGCCAGAGCCGCCGCCGCCACTGGCTGCGGCGATCGTGATGGACGACGCTGATGTCGTGACGGTGATGTTTGCGCCGGCGACAACCGACGGCGCGCCGGTGATGCCGTTGAC